TCCATCATCAAATGACATTGGATTGATTTCATTTCCTTTAGATGCTAATTTTAATGACATCATATCATGTGGAGTACCGAAACTTTGTCCTGATAATTTTGGATCATTACCTTCTGTTTCTATTTGCGAATGTCTAAAGGTAGTCATCAAATCCTCAATAATCAATTCTTCCTCTGTTAATCTTTCTGATTCTGATAATTTGAATAGGTTTTCATGTATATATTTCCTAGAGAATAATTTAGAATCTTGCATCACTAGAGCTAAATTCATTTTCTCTGTTAATATTTCTACTTTCTGTCTTTCGTAAACTAAAGATGGATTATTTAAAGAAAGAGAAAAATCAATTAATTCCTCGTTTTTGTATCCTTGAGTATATAAGTGAATGATAGCAATCTTATTTAACTCTGATACAATTATTTTCTGTATTCTTTCTATAGTTCTAGCGAATCTAACGTCCTCGGCAGCAATCATAGACTTACCTTCTGTATCTTTATCATATCCCAAGAAAGGTTTAGGGATTTTCAAGGCAGCCATCATTCTATTTCTAACGTATTCAATGTCATCCATAAAACCTTGATTGCCTAGACCCGGAAGTGTTGTTATTTCACTACTCGCATCTTTTCCCCTTACCGGTAGATAGTAGTCCTCTAACATGTTCTGGAGATTAAACTTAAGGTTATAATCTCCTGTTTTTTCATCAACATAAGGGGTTTTCTTCATTGAAGATATAATAGTTGACATGTAGTTATCTACTTCATTAGGCGGAATACTTCCCACATTTATCTTGAAAATTCTTCTTTCCGGAGCCCTCATTATTCTATGGATTAACATAGCGTCCTCCATCAAAGTTAGCATTTTAAAAATCTTTCTTGCGGGTTCTATTTGACTTCTTCCATAAGGTAAAAAATTACTATCCGATAATAATCTAAAATGCGCTATTTCATGATAATCTAATTCTTTATTTTTTCTTTCATCATTTCTATACACAATCGGACTCATTTGAGTAGTGTGTAATCCTTCGTATATAAATTTAACTTCATAGGGATTTTCTGGGTTTGTTCCTTCCATTCTTCTAACTTCATACGCTGACAAAGGAACAACATTTTTAATACCAAGACCCTCTTCTATGTCTAAATATAAATAGAAATCTCCATACTTACATAAGGATCTTGTCCAACTCCATAAGTTGTAATCTATATTTAATATGTCATAAAATAAATTATAGAGTATTTTTTTGATATTCTCATTTGGAGTACTAATATTTAACAAATCTCCCTCTACTGACATTACCGTACTTTCGTCTGCGTAAATATCTAATGCAGAAGCTATGATTGGATCTGTATCCATGGCTTCATAGTCTGTAAATATCTGTAACTTTGAAGAGTGGAAATTTATAGTGTTGTTATTAGGAGAATACCCATATTGCCTAGATGTATGTAAACCAGAGAATCTGTCCGTATAACCTACTTTATCTTTAGTACCTGCGCCTTGTAGCCTAGAGGTATCAATAACTTTAATCCTATCTTTTCCTATTCTCCTAACAATCACTTGCGTAGAGAATAATCTCTTTAGTTTTGCTTGTATTGAATTATCCATGTTTTTATTTTATAAGCCAAGTTAGACTCTCTGATTCATTGTTTATAGTTTTCATAGACCAAGAATCATGCATTTTATTAGCGTTACTTGGAGTGTATATAGTTTTTGTTGTGTTATTTAGTAAAGATCTAGAAAAACTTAAACCTAAAGTTTTCATTTTCAAAGAAGTGTCCCTAACCCAAAGTCCAATAGCAAAAGACATAACTAGGTCATCGTTGTATCCATCTCTAGCTTCTGCTTTATGATCTTTCCAAACAAAAGTAAACAATTCCTGTATCAATCTCTTGCTATATACTATTGGAGATTTCTCTCTATAATATGTCTCTAGTTTAGAAATCATTACGGGTCTTGTTTTAGTAGATGTAGTAAATCCCGGAACCATGTTATCCTTAAGTAAATAGTCTTGATTTATGTTAACATGTACGTCTGGGTCTACAAAAGGGTCATTCCTAAAAGTATAATATAGATTTTGATATCCCAAATCTATAATAGTTTGTAGAACTGCCCACCCAACATAAGCATTTTCAACAGCAAGTAAAGCTCCATTATATTCGGAGGCTATACTCATTAACAAATGTCCAAATTCGGTGGTGCCAATCATACTCTTAAATTCTGCAACTTGTTCTAACGTCTCTATATTTAAAACATGAAAAGCAGAAAAGTCAGAAGAATCTCCCCTAGATACATCCGCACATACGACGTAAGTACAATCACTTTCAGGATACTTCCATACCCATAAATCTCCAGTCTCACCTCTTTTTTCTATTGGGTCTTTTACGCAATTATTCTCATACCATACTAAAATACTACCATCCACCACAGTATGTCCGGATGTTAAGAAGTCACCATCGCATTCCTGAGCCGCTGCCTTTTCTCCTAATAAAATGTCTTGCTCCTTTCGCCACTTCCAATCTCTTTCCGGGTGAACAGTCCATGGTAAAAATACAGAAGTAAAATCACCTCCATTTAAAGATTCCTGCCAAATTCTATGAAACAAATTACCTACTCCATTGGGTGTCGATAGTAATATACAACTACCACCTGTAGCTAATGTAGATTGTGCCGCTGTCCAAATTTCTTCTGAATTAGAAATGTGAGCTGCTTCATCTATAACCAATAAAGACAATGCCTCGGATCTTGCAGAATCAGGACTTGATGACACGGCTTTAACACTAGACCCATTATTTTTAAATCTAAGCATCATTTTATTGTCCTCCAATGTCTCTTGTTTTAGCCATGAAGGTAAAAAATCATGCATTAATCTAATTTTATGAACTAAGTTTTTTGCTACATCTTGCTTGGTCGCAATGATAAGAACTTTATATCCGCTGTTAAATATCATATTATGCAAAATGAATGCAGCCGATAAAGTAGAAATTCCTAACTGTCTTCCTTTATTTATAATAATGTACCTGTCTTTGTACATTTTTTCTAGCGTAGTCTCTTGAAATGGATAAAGACCAAATAAAATACGTCCTTTTTTTGGATGCTCTATCTTACAATATTTCTTAGTAAAGTATATTGGATCTTTTGCACATTTTTTATATTCTTGAGCTATCGCTAATTTTACTTTATTTGTTGACATCTATATTTAAATCTTTTTCATTTATATTATATGTTTCCATAATATCATTTTTCAAATTATTAAAATCTGATCTAATCTTTTCTAAAAATGATTCTTTATTTTCAATTGACCATTTTTCAATAGATCCATCTGCATGAGAATATCCCATATTATCAAATGACCTTAACAAAACTTCTACCTCTTTAGATGCCTCTTTTAGAAACGAAACTGCATTTTCTTTCTTTTTATCATGAACATAAGTATCGAATTTCCCATTTAGCTTTAATTCCGCTTCATATTTTATTGTACATTCTAAACATCTTCCTGTCTTTTTTCCTAATTTATAATCTGCTTGGCCAAATAATTTTCCATCACATGTATCTAAACAATTAGGAAATTTACTTATGCTGTCTAACTCTTTTAGTATTTCCCTAACACCCTTAGATCTTTTTACTTTATATCCATCTCTTTGCTCCCACTCCGTTACATAACCCATAGGTGAAACGTCTTCCCATATATCTCCTACTTTTCTTATCTCGGAATCTTCTTTCTTTCGATATCCTATAGTTGTTCTGTTCTGGGTTTTGTGTTCTCCTATTAGAAGTTTTTTTACTGCTTCTACATTTCTTAGTTTACTCATGATTTTCTCCTTTTTCTAATTTTGTAACTCTTCTAGTTAAATCCTTTATTAAATCATATAATTCCTGTATAGCTTTTAGATTATACACCGAAAGTTTATCATAGTTGACAGCTAGAACTCCTTTTTGTCCCTCTATCTTAAACTCCTTTAATAAACCTGTTTTAAGTCCATCGGTTATATCTTGAGCTATAATACCTACTTCTTTACCATATAAGTTAGAAGGAATCCTATGAGATGAAGATGTTTTATTTACTTCTAAAATAACACCTTTCATTTCATCTGTGTTCCAATTATAATTAACAGGTTTTATGCTATATAGTTGTTCTAACACAGGATCTACTTCTTTTATGTTCTTTTTTAGCCTCCTGTCTGAAAATCCTGTATAGGGGTAATAAGGGTACCCTCCTCCTGGTTCACCTTTTTCTCCTTTAAATCCGGTTGGACCGGTTGGGCCGGGAGGGCCCGGGAGACCTGGTAATCCTTGTTCTCCGGCTCCTGTAGGCCCTACTTCTCCTTTTTGTCCTTTTCCTCCTGGCTCTCCTGTAGCCCCTTGTAGACCTACTCCGGACAATCCTGTAAATCCCTGAAAACCTTTAGGTCCTG